AACTACTGCAATCGGTACAATTACTCCTACTGCAGCTGGTGGCGTTATTGCTTATGTTCCAACAGCTACTGCAGCTACTGCAACTATCCTCAATAACATTGGTACAGTAGATGCTACATTGACATTCTCTGCAGCTAACGTAACAGCTTTAACTGGCGGTGCGGTTGGCGGTACATTTGATGTATCTTACACAGCCCGTAACGTTGACGGTTCTATCACTGCTTACGGTTCTGGCTACACCAATAATTAATTGCCTAGGGGGCTTAGTCCCCCTACTTAACATACAAGGAAATTAATTATGGCGAACCTAATCACAAATCTGCAACAAAATCCTTCAATCATGCCCTCTGTTACGATGCAGGGTGCGTATGAGCCGTTCGACCTTCAAGTAGCTCGTAATCAAATTGCTGGCCATACAACAGTTAGTATTTTTGGCTATCAAGCTAACGTAACAACTACATCTATTCCTGTTTGGGAAAATGCTACAACTTATACTTTTCCAGCATCTGCTGCAACAGCAAACGTAGCAAGCTCATCTGCTAACGATGTTGGTGCTACTGTTTTGATTAATGGTTTGGATTCAAACTTCAACCCACTTTCTGAGACAGTTACAATTGCCAGCGGAAACACTGTAACAACTAATAGCTATTTGCGTATTAACAGCTTGTTCTTAACAAAACCCGGAAGTGGTTACGTTACTAACCAAGGTAATATTACTGTTAAGCAAGGTTCAAATACTATTGCTCAAATTAACACTGGTATTGGTAAATCACAAAGTAGTGTATACACTGTTCCAAATGGATACACATTCTACTTAGATTATGTTGAAGCAAACACATCAAACAGTTATACTAGCGGTAATTATTTAGTATACAACGTTGTTACAAATAATAATGTGACTGGCGTTCAGGCATCTATTTTACAACAACCTTTTACATCAATTTATACTGCAGTTCGTTCTCAAGATCCATTTGCTTATCCACAAAAAACAGATATCCAATGGCAATTAAAAACTAGCGCAAGCACATACGCAGTTGGTATTATTGTAACTGGTAAATTGATTAAACTAGACGGTCAAACTGCTTAAGGCACTTAAATGCCAATCTGGTTAGACACAAGAGGTAATTCAGTACTTTCGGTGGCGATCTGTGATCGCTGCCGAATTAAGTACCCTTACACTGAACTCAGACCCGATCCTAACTTTCCAGGAATGCGGGTGTGTGAGTACGATCTAGATAACTTTGATCCTTGGCGTTTACCAGCGATTCAAACAGAAAATATTTCATTGCGTTTCCCAAGACCAGATACCAATATTGCAACGGGTCCAGTTGCTGGACAACAAGTAGTAACTGGTGTTGCCCCAAATGGTCCTATTGATAGTCCAGTAGATGGCACTAGAAAACCGAACGATCCAAATCGCAACTCGGTATTTATTACGCAAACACAAGAACAAGCCACAACCGCTGGTCAACCCGGCGATTTAACGGATTAATATATGGCCGATCAGTCGATATCACAATTACCAGTCGCAACATTGCCCTTAACGGGCAATGAGCTTGCTATACTGGTACAAAATGGCGTTACCAAACAAACACTGGTACAATATATCGCCAATGCGGTATCGCCTGGTAAGTTAATTGCTTCTGTTGCGTTTGTTGGCAACAATTTAGTATTCTATTACACAGATGGTACAAACCAATCTGTTGGTCCAATTCCTGGTTATGTATCAGCAACTATTAATGGTTCTGGTCACTTAATCCTTACTAATTCACTTGGATACAACACTGACGCTGGTCAAGTTGTTGGAGCTACTGGCCCAACTGGTCCAACTGGCCCAACTGGTCCGACAGGCCCAACTGGTCCTGCGGGCGCAGCTGGCGCAAATGGTGTTGCAGCAACAGTTACTGTCGGTGTAACAAATACTGGCGCACCAGGATCTTATGCAGCAGTAAATAACTCTGGCACATCGCAAAATGCGGTGTTAAATTTCACCATTCCTGCAGGTGCTACGGGTGCTACGGGAGCTACAGGTCCGCAAGGTCCTACGGGCGCAGGCGTAGCAAACGGTGGTGTTACTGGTCAAGTATTAGCTAAAGCATCTGGTCTTGATTATGATACACATTGGATTAGCGTTGTTGGTACTGGTACAGTAACATCGATTGGCGCTGGTACAGGTTTATCATCTACTACAACCAACCCAATTACTTCAGCTGGTACATTGTATCTTACCAACACAGCAGTTACCATCAACGGTAATTCTGTTAGCTTAGGTAATTCAACTACTATTACAGCCAATACAACCAATGCGTTGACTATTGGCACTGGATTATCTGGCACATCATTTAATGGATCAGCTCCAGTTACTATTTCAATTAGCAACACTGGCGTTACTGCGGCATCTTACGGCACAGCAAGTAATGTGGCATCAATCCTTGTTAACGCTCAAGGCCAGATTACCTCTGCAAGCAATACACCAATTAGTATTGCTGCAAACCAAATTAATACTGCTATTCCAAACAGTGGATTGGCAAATAGCTCTGTTACCTATAACGGGGTAGCAGTTGCTTTGGGTTCTAGTGGCACAATTACTGCAGCTAACCCAAGTGCATTAACTATCGGTACTGGCTTATCTGGTACAAGTTACACTGGCGCTGCGCCAGTTACGATTGCTATTAGTAATACTGCTGTAACGGCAGCAAGTTATGGTTCAGCTGCGGTTGTGCCAACCTTTACGGTTAACGCACAAGGTCAGCTTACTGCCGCGGCTAATGCAACAATCAGTATTCCATCAAGTGCAATTAATACTGCTATCCAAAATAGTAGCTTAGCAAATAGTTCAGTCACTATTAACGGTACAGCAATTGCTTTAGGTTCAAGCGGTACTGTAACCGCCAATACACCAAATACATTAACGATTGGTACTGGTTTATCGGGCACTAGCTTTAATGGCAGTAGCCCAGTTACGATTGCAATTAGCAATACCGCAGTAACCGCCGGAACATACGGTTCTGCCTCTGTAATCCCAGTATTTACAGTTAATGCACAAGGACAGATTACCAGCGTAACAAATACATCTACCAATGCGCCAGCTTATCAGGGCACATGGAATGCGTCAACCAATACACCAACATTAACATCAAGCGTTGGCACACAAGGTTACTACTATGTGGTCTCTGTGGCCGGTACAACAAACCTTAACGGTGTTGCAGATTGGTCTGTTGGCGACTGGGCAATTTTCAGTGGCGGTGTATGGGAAAAGATTCCGGGTTCTAACTCTGAATCATTTACCAGTTTAACCACCGTAAACTTGGCAGTAACTGGCTTGACTGGTTATATGTATGCCAATGGTTCAAGCAACATTACAGCATCAACCACAATACCTAATACCGCAATTAATGGTTTAGGCACAATGTCAACACAAAACGCCAACGCAGTAGCAATTACTGGTGGCTCTATTAACGGAACAACAATTGGTGCATCGACGGCAGCCGCCATTACGGGCACAACTATAACAGCAACATCATACGTCGGTATATCCGGAGGAACATTCTAAATGGCACAAAGCGGCTACACACCCATTCAATTATATTACAGCACAACGGCCTCCAATGTGCCGACCGCTGGCAACCTCGTTAATGGCGAATTGGCGATCAATATCACCGATGGTAAGTTGTATTACAAAAACAACGGCGGAACAGTTACACTATTAGCTAGTTCAGCAAACGCTTCACCAGTAACTACATTTAGCGCTGGTACAACTGGTCTCACACCTAGTACAGCAACTTCTGGCGCTGTTACGCTTGCTGGTACACTAGCAACTACTAACGGTGGTACTGGATTAACAACATTTACTGCAAACAGTGTATTTTATTCAAGTTCAACTAGCGTAGTTGCTCAATCTGCTAACTTAGCATATAACGGAACAATATTTACCCTTGGTGCAACGGGTTCATCTGCTCGTTTCCAAGGTGATTTTAGTAACGCAACTTTTGCTACTAGAACAGCATTTCAAACTGGTACAGCAAACAGCACAACTGGTATTTACGCTTTACCGAATGGTACATCTACTGCAGCATCTTGGCAAGCCACAAATAACAGTGACCCAACTAACGCATCTAAAGTCTTAATTGCTACAAACGGTTCTACCGATGTGCAATTAGTATCTGGTATCAACGGAACTGGCACATACTTACCGTTGACATTTTATAACAACGGTTCAGAAAAAATGCGCCTTGATACAACGGGTCAGTTGTATATCGGTCAGACTTCTGGTACTGCGTTAGTTACCATTACCTCAAGCGCAACCTATCCAGCGTTTAAGGTGCCGAACATTGTTGAAGCGGCTAACGTATCAGCCACAGCGCCAACCAGCACAACAAACTTGTACTTGGCTAACGGTGCGGTTCAATACCTAACCTCTAACGCAACAACCAACTTTACGCTTAACTTTGCGTACTCTAGCACAACATCACTTAACACAGCATTAGCTACAGGTGATTCTGTGTCTTGCACACTGGTTGTGACTAACAGCACAACAGCGTATTACCCAAGTGCGTTTACCATTGACGGTACATCTGTCACTCCTAAATGGCAGGGTGGTACTGCCCCAACTAGCGGTGATGCTTCAGCGCTTGACTCCTACACTTTTGTTATCATCAAGACAGCATCCGCTACTTACACAGTACTCGCATCACAAACTAAATTTGCTTAAGGTCTTATAGATGCCACGTTTATCTAAAATTGGAGCAGCAGCCCTAGCAGCCTTTGGTTGGACGGGCTTATCTACTGTTTCTGCAAGTTACCTTCAAGTAGCTGGTGGCGGCGGTGGTGGTGATTTGGTCGGTGGTGGTGGCGGTGCAGGTGGTTTATTAACTGGCGCAACATCTCTTAACCCAACCCAGTCATACACAGTAGTTGTTGGTGCCGGCGGTGTTGGTGGCGTTTATACAACCGATTACAATTATGGAACAAATGGTAGTAATTCTCAATTTGGAACATTAACAGCTTCTGTTGGCGGCGGTACTGGCGGTCCGGGTAACGGATCTGTTGGTTTGACTGGTGGTTCCGGCGGCGGTGGTGGTGCTTCATCAGGATCGGCCGGTGCTGGAGGTTCTGGCACTTCTGGACAAGGTAACGCTGGTGGTGCGTCCCAAATAGGTAACGGAAATACAACTCAATGTTCTGGCGGCGGTGGTGGAGCTGGTGGAGCTGGTGCTAGTGGTACAAACTCAGGTGCTGGTAACGGCGGTGTCGGTGTGGCTTCATCTATTTCCGGAACAAGCACTTATTACGCCGGCGGTGGCGGTGGTGGACAACGCAACAATAGCAATCCCGGTGGAACTGGAGGTAACGGTGGTGGAGGTAATGGCACCAACGGAAACGGTACTGTAGGTCTTCCCGGTACAGCAAATACAGGCGGTGGCGGCGGTGGTGCTGGATACAACAACGGCGGTACTTTTTATTCCGGCGGCAACGGTGGCTCAGGCGTAGTGATTATCTCCTACCCATCTCCACAGAAATTTGGTGGCGGTATCGTCACAACTAGCGGTTCAAACACAATTCACACATTCACCACATCGGGCACATTGAGCCCATTGTCCTCATTGACAGCAAGCTATTTAATCGTAGCTGGCGGTGGCGCTGGTGGTGGTGCAACAAACTTTGGTGGTCAAGGTGGTGGTGGAGCTGGTGGTTTGTTATCTGGCTCTAGTTTAACCATTGACACCAACTCAATATATTTAGTAACCGTTGGCGCTGGTGGTGCATCAACAACTACCACAGGTTCTAATGGTTCCAATTCATCTTTTAGTATGGTTGCAACCGCAGCTGTCGGAGGTGGTGGCGGCGGCGGCGGATCAACTAGTGGCGGATATAATGGAGCCTCTGGTGGTTCTGGTGGTGGCGGTGCTAGTGCAGGCGGTTCTTATCAAGGTACAGCGGGAAGTGGCACTTCTGGTCAAGGAAACAATGGTGGAGGAATTTCAACTACTTCATCTCCTTATGGTGCTGGCGGTGGCGGTGGCGCTGGAGCTGTTGGAGGCACTGGAAATAGTTCAGTAGCTGGCAATGGCGGAGTAGGACTTACATCTTCCATTTCTGGAACTTCTACTTACTACGCTGGTGGAGGTGGTGGCGGTATTCGTACAGGCGGAACAAACGGCACAGGCGGTTTAGGTGGCGGTGGTGCAGGTAGCAACACCAATGATAATAATGGTGGTGCAGCAACTATAAACACTGGCGGTGGCGGTGGTGGTTCATCACAATCCTCCTCTACAGTTTCTGGTGGTGCAGGCGGCTCTGGTGTTGTTATTATCAGCTACGCAGGCTCTACTCAGCTTATGGCTGGTGGTACAGTCACAATCTCTGGTGGCAATGTAATCCACACATTCACCTCAAGCGGATACTTAGCGCCACTCAAGTTTGTTGGCAACTCACTACGTTTCCGTCGTTCTAATTCTGGCTATTTGCAAAGAACTCCAACGGTTGCTGGCAATCGCCAAACATTTACCATTTCAATGTGGGTTAAGCGAGGTATCTTAGGTTCAACTCGTGTTGGGCTATTTGCTGCAGGAACATCTTTAAGTGCTGGTGGCCCAGCGGGTTCAATTTATTTTGATAGCGGAACACCGGATCAATTGCAAGTAATTGGCGCTGGAGCATCTTCTTATATTTTAGCCACTAATCAGCTATTTAGAGATCCGGCTGCTTGGTATCATATTGTTGTTGCGTTTGATACAACTCAAGCGACTGCATCAAACCGTATTAAACTTTATGTAAATGGCTCGCAAGTAACATCTTTTGCTTCAGTTACTTACCCTTCACAAAACTTTAATACTGACTATAACAATACTATTGTTCATGATATTGGCGCAAGAACTGATGATGGTTCATCAGCAAATACATTCTTTGACGGTGAAATGACCGAGATTAATTTCATCGATGGTCAGCAACTAACACCAAACGCATTCGGTACATTTAACAGCTACGGTGTATGGCAGCCTATTACCTACGGTGGTAGCTACGGCACAAACGGCTTCTATTTGCCCTTTAACTATAATGGTACAACTTCAACCTATGGTGGTTCATTTAACGGAACTAGCCAGTATTTAAACTTTACAGGCAACTCATCATTACAGCTAAGCACTGGAAGTTTTACTATTGAGGCATGGGTTTATGGTCCAACTCAAGCAGCTTATGCTGGTATTACAGGTTCATCCACAGTAACTAGCGGTTGGACTTTTAGATTAAATAACACTGGAAATTTAGTTCTTACAAACGGAAGTACCACATACACATCATCTTCTACAGTCACAATTAATACTTGGACTCATGTAGCAGTTGCAAGAAGCGGTACTTCGTTGTATTTCTTTATAAATGGAAACGCAGCAGGAACCGCTACAAGCTCAGATTCAATTGACTTGACAAGTGGAACATTCCAAATTGCTAAAGGATTTAGTGTAGATACTTCTAATAGCTATTTCAATGGCAGTATTTCTAATTTAAGAATTGTAAAAGGTACAGCTGTATATACTTCTTCGTTTACTCCGCCAACAAGCCCATTGACAGCAATTAGTGGCACATCATTGTTGACATTACAAAACGCAACCATTATTGATAACTCAACAAATGCGTTTTCTATCACTAACAATGGTTCTGTTGCTACTTATGTTGGGTATCCGTTTTACTTAAATATCGGAAAAGACAATGGACCAGCTGGTAATAACTGGACACCTAATAACATTAATAGTGGTCTACCAACAGGGTCTACTTATGATGTAATGACCGACGTCCCAACGCTGACCAGCGCAACGGCAGCGAACTATGCTACTTTAAATCCTTTGGTCACTAGTTCTGTAACATTGTCTAATGGTAATTTAGCTGGTTCATTCCCACCAGTAAACTACTGTGCTGTTTCAACTATGGCAGCTACAAGCGGTAAATGGTATTGTGAAATGATTGTTGGAACAGTGGCATCTGGTGACTATGCTGTTGTTGGAATTGGTGCGCCAAATACATCAAATTGGAACACTGGTCCAAGTATTACATGGGCGACATCAGCAGCAAGTCCAACGTACGTGCAATCAAAAGGCGGATGGTCATTCTCATCAAATACTGTGACTACAACTTACGCCACTGGAGATGTTGTTGGAATTGCGCTGGACTTAAACAGCAATACCCTTGCCTATTACAAAAATGGAGTTTCACAAGGTTCGATGACAATTAGTGTAAGTGGGTATGTTGCCTTCTTAATTGCCTATTCAAGTGGTTCTAATACAGGAACAGGCACGGTTAACTTCGGCCAACAGCCATTTGTCTACACACCCCCATCTGGCTACGTAGCCCTTAACACTTACAACCTATAAGATTATGAGCACACCAACAATCCCAGCTGGCAATTTGTACATGAACGCTACCTTGTATACGGGTAATGGTACAAATCAAACCATTATTAATGGCGTTGCAGGACAACAATTTACGCCAGATATGGTTTGGATTAAAGGCAGAAACAATACTTGGTCGCATTGGTTACAAGATTCTGTTCGTGGTTATAATTATTTGTTAGTTAATACAACTAATGCTGAATCTCCAAACTCATCACATTCATGGTCAACATCAGGGGCCACCACAAACGGGTTTAATGTATATTATGGAGATAACGGTTCTATTAACAATAATGGTGATACTTATGTTGGTTGGAACTGGAAAGCAGGTGGCACAGCCGTCAGTAACACAGCAGGCACAATTACTAGCCAAGTAAGCGCAAACACAACAAGCGGATTTAGTATTGTTACTTATACTGGTAACGGTACAAATTTAGCAACAGTGGGCCATGGTGTTGGCGCAGCACCATATTTTGTAATCATTAGACGCAGAGATACAGGCCAAAACTGGCTTGTTGATATTTCTAACATTACAGGAACAACTGGAAATGTATTAACTTTAAATACAACAAATGCTGTTGTAACAAGTACAACTATTGCACCTGTTAAACCGTCTTCAACAGTTTTAACATTGGGAACAGACGGTCTTTCTAACGCCAGTGGTGGAACTTATGTAGCATACTGCTGGGCTCCAATCGCTGGCTACTCTCAATTTGGCTCGTACACAGGCAACGGCTCGGCTGATGGTCCATTTATCTATACTGGGTTTAGACCTAGATTTTTAATGATTAAATCAAGCTCTCAATCTGGAACTGCTTGGTTACTATTAGATTCATCAAGAGACCCTTATAACCAAGGTAGTGATGGTTTGCAAGCAAACTCATCTAATGCTGATAGCTTAATTTACTATTTTGACTTTTTGTCAAATGGTTTTAAGATTAGGCAAACAACTGGTTACGATATGAATAACAGTGGTCAAACCTACATCTACGCAGCCTTTGCCGAGGTGCCTTTTAAATTTGCAAATGGGCGCTGAGATAAAATGCCACAAGGAAGATTCCACACAGACAAGTCAGGCAACCGTTTTGGAATGCTTACGCTTGTTACTATGCTAGACCAAAAAAACAGCAATGGTAGTTATCGCTATATTACTCAATGTGATTGCGGTGAAAGTAAAGCTATTTACTATAATCAAATGGCTAGTGGTCGCTCTAAATCTTGTGGTTGTTTATCCCGCAGAACTGGATTAGAAAGTCCAGCATATAAACATGGGCGTAGTAAAACAAAAGAATATGACCTAGAATTACATATGAAACGGGCTTATGGCTTAGGCTTTAAAGAATATGAAGAAATGCTTTTTAATCAAAATGGAGTTTGTGCTATTTGTAATAGCGAACCACCAAAGAATCAGCATAAAACAAGATTAAACATTGACCATTGCCACACAACTGGAAAGGTACGAGGATTACTTTGTGATGCTTGTAATCGTGCCATTGGGTTGTTAAAAGATAGTCAAGAGTTGCTTGAAAAAGCAAAACAATATTTAAACGCTAACGCCAGATAGGAGAAGTAAAAAATGTCACATTTCGCTAAAGTAGAAAACGGTGTAGTAATGCAAGTTATTGTAGCCGAAGCAGACTTTATCTCAACCGGAGCCCTAGGCGATCCAGCAAGCTGGGTACAGACCTCATACAACACCCGTGGCGGTGTTCACTATGGCCAAGATGGTCAGCCAGACAGCGAGCCAGCACTACACAAAAACTACGCTGGTATTGGCTACACATGGGACGGCACTGGCTTTGCAGCACCTAAGCCATTTGCATCTTGGACTCTTAATCCAGACAGCTACATCTGGGAAGCACCAGTTGCCTACCCAACAGACGGTAAGGCTTACACTTGGAACGAAGAAACCAAAGCGTGGGATGCTGTAACTGAACCAACTCCTGCCTAAGAGTAAATGATGGATTATGAAAATCAAGTCGACATGTTCAAGTACGGCCAATTGGTAGCAACAGTTGACGCACTGGAAAAGAAGATCGACAAACTCGAAAAATCGGTAGAGTATCTATGCGAACTCGCCAATAAATCAAAGGGTGGTATGTGGGCTGGCATGATGGTCATCTCAGCACTGAGCTCGTTTGTTGGTTTCCTTAGCCACTACTTTGTAACAAAGCCATGAGTATATGGCTGACCCATTTGGAATTGCAGAAGGCGCTAAGACCTTCAGCGGTACTTTAACCGCATCCAGAGAGGCTGGTAAACAGCTAGGTAAAAACATTGAACACCTACAGCAAGATGGATTGGCTGTAGCACAACAAAAAGCGCAAGAACGAATCCGTGCTAGGCGTGAAGCGGAACACAAAAAAGCCACCGCACTCATCAAGGCATTAGAGGATTGGAGGCACAAAAAACAAATCTCCGACGAAGAAGCCAAACTAAAGATAGATTTTGTAAAAAAGTATGGCGCTAAAGAGTGGGATGCAGTATTAAGAATTAAATTAGATATTGAGAATATGGAGCGCAGAGAAAATGAAGCGTTCCAGCATGACCTAAAAGAAGTGCGAAAGGTACAATTTTATTGCTTTGTTGTAGCGGCAATAATTGCCTGGTATGCAACATGGGGATACAAATGGTAAGCAAATTTTTTAAAGATATTTTTACGGAAGATTGTGGCGAAATGTTTTGCATCGCTAGAGTAATGGCGTTTCTTGCCCTACTCACCTTTGCAATCTGCGCTATCATTCATGTGTACAATAACCCAACCCTAGACCTTAACCAGCTAGGAATTGGCTTAGCCGCAACCTTAACTGGTGGTGGTGCTGTGATTGCTGGTAAGGCAGCCACACAACAAACTCCTCCCAAGGTATAATGTTCGGTAACATCCTATCCCTCTTTACTGGTGGCTCAACCACTGCCTATCTCGTTGCTGGAGCTTTGCTCCTTGGTGGCTACGGTGGCTGGTTTGCTACCTCTGACTATTACGAGGCTAAGATTGCCAAGGTTAACACCGAGGCTACTGAGCATGTTAATAAGGTAATTGAGGAACAGGGTGTTATAGCCCAACAAACACAGAAGGATAAAGATGAAGTACAAAATCGCTACGATACTGTTGTTGCTCAGCTTAGGGGCTTGCACAACGCCAGTGTATCAACCAACGGAAATACCTCCGCTCCAATACCAAGTCAAGGACTCAGATTACTTGAGCCAGATGCAGAAGTTCTTGTCGGGTTTGCCCAGCAATGCGCCAACACAGAAATAGAGCGCAACGATGTTATACAAAAATATAACGCATTAAGGAATAAATAATGGAATACTCAAAAGATGGATTACACCTCACTGAACAATTTGAAGGCTGTCGTTTGCAAGCCTATCCTGATCCTGGCACTGGTGCCGACCCTTGGACTATTGGTTATGGCCACACTGGTCCAGATGTCCACCCAGGTTTAGAAATCACTAAAGAGCAGGCAGAAGAACTGCTGGCTCAAGATGTACAAAAAGCGGCCGCTGATGTAAATGCTCACGTTACCACTGACATCACTCAAGAAGAGTTTGATGCCCTGGTTGATTTTGCATTTAATTGCGGCTGCGGCAACCTTAATCATTCCACCTTGCTTAAAAAGGTTAACGAGGGTGATTTTGACGGTGCGGCAGAAGAGTTCCTTAAATGGGATAAAGCCGGCGGTCATGTTATGGCTGGCCTACTCAAACGTCGCCACGCTGAGGCAACACTATTTTTATCGGGCAAAGCCGCCTAATTTGCATTAATATAAGCAAATAGGAGGTACCATGCTTAGGATAATTGCGTCCTGCGTTTGCGCGCTGGGACTAACATTTAGCGCCGCCAATTATGACCCCCTGGCACAATGGCTGGCAGATTATAAGACCGAGTTTGAGTGGGTGGCAGAATCCACCATCAACCTAATTGAACATTTTGAGGGCGTACGTAAAAGAGCGTACCAGGACTCAAATGGAAAATGGACGATTGGCGTGGGGCATTTAATCCGCGCTGACGAGGGCTATATGCTCCATAGAGAGCTTTCTGACGATGAGGTAAGGGGTATCCTTGCCCAAGACTTAGAAAAGTGCTCTATGGCCCTTAAAACGGCTGTGAAGGTGCCTGTTACCAGGCTACAGTCTGACGCATTACATAGCCTGTGCCATAACATCGGCCCAGACAACATGATGGCTTCCAGTGTGGTTAAAAACCTAAACCGTGGCAACATCAAAAAAGCAGCTGATTCGTTTCTTTTATGGAGCGAACCAAACCTGCTAAAGCGCCGAAGAATAGAGCGCGAGCTGTTCTTAAACGGGGCGTAAAACCCTGTTTTTGTGCATTAATATTAATAGGATCTGATCAATCCAACAACCCATTTAACCTCGAGGAAACACCATGGACGGCTTTACAAAATTACCAAAGATGCAATGCTTCAAAGAAGGCGGATCAATCCAGCC